ATGTTCAGGCGTCAGGTCATACGTAGTCTTGCCATCCTGATCAACCTTGTGCGCATCGAAAATCTTCTGACATTCTTCTGACTTTGCCAGGCGCAGCTGCTCGAGCTCGCTGGCTGTCTTGCCCTTGTGTGACATTGCAATCTCCTAGTTCTTGATCTGGGTTTTGAGGAGCTCCGCTAAGAGCCTTCGCGCTTCGCTGTCATCTGCTGCCTTTGGCTCAGACCACACTTCGGTACAGTCATCTGCCAGTGCTCTGAATAGGCCGGCACACGCGCCGATCCTTTGCTGATTTGCAGGCGAGAGGACGCGACCATCTTTCGCGCGCAGGTCACGGAGTGCTTTGAAGCGATTGGCAAGCTGAAGCCCACAGGCAAGCATGGTTTCAACCTGGCTGGCTAACGTAGCAGGCACGTCAGATTTGATTGTCAGCAGTTCAGTCGCGGGATTCATTCCAACGAGCACTGGGCTCCATTCATAAAGCTCAAGTTCATCCAGCTGGCGGATGTCCTTCTGCTCCGAGTCAAATGAATCCTTCACGACGCGATAACCGATGGAGAATTCGTCGATGATTCCAAACTTGATGTCACTGAACGCTTCACGCCCGCGCTGCGTCTCGAGGTTAAACTGGCCGCGTATGACCAAGCCTTCGTTTGTCTCGCGCGCCTCGAGAGTCTTGGCGATAGGCTGCGACCAGTCGTGCGCCCAGACGCCCTTTGGCGTGCGCCTCTCGAGGCTCGCCTTGAATGCGCCAGGCATTACCTTCTCGTTGGCGTGATCGACATTCGAAAAGACACTAACGAGCGCAGTAATCTCACCCGCATCACCTGGCTGCACGTTGGCTGTGAATTGTTTACGCTCAAGCTCCATTTGAGGATGGAGCCTTATAGCATGGAGGGTGCCCTTACTTTTGGGCGGTACTTTTGGCGGGAGTTTCTAGCGGTCTGGTTTGCTCACGCAGCTTCTTCTGCTTCTTCGCCTCCGCGATAGTCAAATTCGCATTTGCACATCCCTAAGCATTCGCGGTCACCGATGGGAATTAGCGTGCCGATGGGTTCCCAGCCCTTTGCCGCTTCGATTGAACATCCCTCGCAGTGGTTCGCGCCACTCTCAAGAATGCTTCTTTCTTCCTGCATTCCTGCGTGCTTCTCGCGCTGCGCCACTGCTGATGAGTACGTAGTCCATCCTGAATCCCCGTACATTCCGGCACGAGCCACCATCCCGTCACCTGGCTTAACCTTGCCAGATTCCACATCCAGCACAAAGCTGTTGAGATGTGCGTATTGCTGGCGTAGATCAGCACCGAGCAGCCCACGCTCTTTTGCGCCCATCATCTCCTTGCCGCCATGTGCGAATTGAGCCATTGAGCTATGCGTGGCCTTGACTGCTTCGCGCATGTTAGCGGCCCATTCAGGATGTGAGATCTTCCCATCCACGAATCGCTGAGTCAGTTTCTCCATCCCCTTTGAACTTCTCTCTACAATCTCCTGGCCAATCTTACGCTGCTGCGAAGCGGAGACTGGCTTGCCGTTTGGCTTGATATATTCGCGCTTTGTTTTGTCCCACTCGTAAGGCACATTGCTACTCGTGCGTGATCGGCTCTATTGGCTTCGCCTGGAGCATCTCGGCTACCTCATCGAGCCCAAGCGCCCGCAGCCACGGTATTGCAGAATCAAGGACAGCATCAGACGCAACAGCATCAGGATCGGTAGCCTTCTGCTCCGGCTTCTGCTGCTTCTCTGGTTCTTCAGGCAGAGGTCGTTTTGGTGACTTTGGCATGATGGTATTTTCCCCTCCATCTTCTACCATTTGTTCACCTTCTGTCGATAGCGATGCGTAGATTTCGTCCTCTGCATCCCACTCATAGCCTGCCATCTCGCGCACCTCGCTGCGCTTCATCCAGCCACCCCGATAGGCAGTCGTCAGCCGGTTATAGAGCGCGTCCTGATCCTCACTGAGTGCCCGCACACCAGTCAGATCGAAGCGAAACTGACGCTTTGACATGTCCTCTTCGAAATCTGGCAGCAGTTGCGTGGTCAGTTCTTCCTGAATGTAACGATAGAGCGGGACCAGATAGGATTCAGTGGCGTATTCCACGAGCTGCCTTGCATTGCTGTAAGTAGCTTTATCCAGTCCCGCGCCATAACCCAGCACAATCGCTGGTATGCCAATGACTGCGCTGAGTCTTTCTTCCGGCAGTCTGCGCAACTGTGCCAGGTTCAGATCATTCGGACTGAAGCCCACCTTCTCGACATTCACAGCAGCGCCACTCACCCATGCCTTGCCGCGCTGATCACCCTGCGTTTGTCTCAAGTACTTCTCACGCACATCATTTGGATCGAACTGGTACGCATTCACATTCTCTTTGAGACTGATCACGACAGGCGGTACCGCGCCATTCTTCATCAGCAGCGCGCTATAGTTTGCAATCTCCTGATCCGTGTACACCTCGCGCATCACGCTCGCCACCGGGCTAAGTCCCATGCGCATGTTCATCGGGTCAATCCCATCCCTGAAATGGATCACATCTTCCTGTTCGAAAACCTTGCTCGCGCCTTCCGTTTTGTACTCATAGCCTGAAATGAACTCAGTGCCATTCTGTGGCCACAACGGGCGCATCATATGCGGTGGCACGTACCAGAGTTCAGTAACGCGGGTGCCGCCATTCCGCACCTTGAGCAGGTATGGATTGCCGCTCACAATCCACGAATATGCATATGCCTTGCAAAGCGTAGTGCCAGCGTAATACTCATTTGGTCGCCGCCACAATTTTGCCGCTGGGTGGTTGGGGATGACTGCTTCCATTCCATCTTCGTCGATCTCGACTACGTTGAGGGGAGCTTCAGGGAGTACACGGCCCAGCCAGTTGACCGCTGCCATGACGAGCGATGCGCTGCCGAGATTGCCAACCTCAGTGGCGTAATCAATGCGGTTGCCAGTCGAGAACCCATAGCCATTCCAGGCATCTGAGAGCACGTTCCATACAACACCGGAACTGCCAGCAGTGCCGCCCTGACTTGGGAAGCGCATGGCGTCCTTCAGGCTGGCAAGTGCCTGGATGGATCGCTTGATGATGCCTTGTGATTCGCTCATCCTGACACCTGCCAGACGCGCAGCATTGCCATCTCTGTGAAGGCATCAGCAGTTGCATCTACCTGATCGTCGAACTTGCCAAACGGAAACTGGCGCAGCTCTTCGATAAATGCAGTGTTCCACGCGCCACGCAACATCTTCACATTGCCCACATTGACTTGTGCCGAGAGAGCATCAGCGCGCGTTGTCTTCGCACCAGTGACGCGCTCCACCTTCACTGAGTATCCGGCGAGCATTCGCAGCATAGATTGCGATTGGTCCTTACCAGCCTGCCCTGGGTCCTCTGCTAACCTGATACGGCATTGTGGCCCGTCCAGTGCCGCGCATTGACGCATCACCGCATTGCGCTCATCAGTCGCCCACTGACCGCGCCTCACATCCTCGATGAACCATACGCCATCCCTCGTGCCAATCTTCACACCCGCAGTCCAGTCGCCACCGCTTGCCGTTGCAGCCAAATCCCACGCGCGACAGGACAACAAACCTGCCGGTAATGCTTCGACGATCTCAAGATTGTTTACCTTGAAGAAAGCGCCTTCGCGTGGGCTGGCATTCTGCTGATACAGAGATTCCCACGAGGCAAGACCCTCGTTCTGATTCATGACTTCACGGATGCGTTCGAGAGATTCAATGTTGTAACGTTCAGGCCACAATGCCCTGCCATCATCACTGATCGCAGGAAGGCTCAAGATGTGCCAGCGATCCTTCTCAGATGCGATAGCGCGCGCTGCTACGTCGTCGTGATGCCAGCGTGTGAGCGTCATCACGATTGCACCACCAGGCTCAAGACGCGTGTAAATGTCATCCGTGTACCAATCCCACAGCTTCTCTCTGAATACTTCCGACTCGGCATCCTCACGTTTCTTGATTGGATCATCCACGCATATCAGATTGAACCCGACGCCAGTCGGTGGAGCACCAACACCTCGCGTCATCACTCCACCGCCTTGTGTCGTATCCCATTCATCCGCTGCGCCCTTGTCATGCACGATGCCAACGCGAGTGTGAGCAATGTTGCGGGTCTTGCGCCCCAATCGCCGTGCAAATCGCTCAGAGTATCCCGTGATAAGCACTCTCATCGTCGGATCACGCTCAATTCGATAGACCGGATAGCGCACACTAACCGTCTCTGTTTTGCCATGTCGAGGCGGCATCCAGATTGCGAGCCGGTCAATTTCACCGCGTGTAACCTTGTCGAGGGCTTCCGTGATGCGCTGAAAATGCGCGCTCGTATAAGCCCATCCAGGTGGGCTGACCAGCGGTAAATAGCGTGCAAAGCCGCTTCTGGCCTCAGCCTCGCGCTGTCTACGCCGCGCCCGAAGCTCAAGCTCAGCCCTTGCTCTCAAGGCTAACGAGGGCTTCAAGCTCTGCATCTGTGAGTGTTCTAACATCGCGATCCTTGTGCGTGATGTTCAATCGGTCGTTGCGTCCCCAGCGTTCGGGGAACTTGCGCTCAAGCCAGGTCATGCCCGCCTGCCACGAATCTCTTGCTGCAAGTCGTACCTGGGCAACGGCTTCTGCCTCTGCTGCCGCCTCTGCGTCTTTTATGGCGTTGCGAAAGTCGCGAAACTTGCCAGCCTTCTCACGCTCACCGCGCTCCAGCCAGCGATAAAACTGCGCCTTATCAATGCCCGCATACCGTGCAGCCACTTCAACATAGTTGCCGCCTCGAACGGCCTGAATGATTCTTTCCTGCACCTGTGGCGTCAATTTATCTGGTCGCCCCATTCGTTTCGCCAATAGTTGCTCCCTCACGCACGCATTCCAGCCCCTCAGCCTCGGCTCGCTTGAGTATCACGTCACAGTATCGCGGTTCGATTTCGATTCCATAGCACGTGCGCCCTTCGCGATGTGCGGCGATGAGCGTTGTGCCGGAGCCGAGGAATGGATCGTATACATCGCCTGCGTGGTTGCGGATGGGACGTTGCATGCATTCGAGCGGCTTCTGTGTGCCGTGACTAAGCCGTTCCTCCTGACGTCCAGCAGGATTGAGTGAGGAGATTTCCCACACGGTAGTCTGCTTGTGATCACCGCGCCAATCTGCCTGCGCTCCCTTCCTCACCGCGTACCAGCAAGGCTCATGATGCCAATGGTAATGCCCGCGACTAATCGCGAAATGTTGCTTCACCCAAATGATCTGGGATCGCACTTCTAAGCCAGAGGCCAATAATGAATCCTGCACCGCGCTGGCATGGCGACCGGCGTGCCAGCAATACACTACACCGCCCACAAAGCGGTTGAATGCCACCGACCAGTCCACCTGATCGTCGTTGCGCATTTGCTCTCCGACTCTCGCGTGGTTGCCGAACTCGCCCACTCTGCCGTCGCGCCATTCCGGTAAATACTCCACTCCATACGGCGGATCAGTCACCATCAACTGCGGATTCGCCCCCGCCATCAATCGCGCCACAGTAGCCGCATCAGTCGCATCCCCGCACACGAGCCGATGCTTGCCGCCAATCACCCACAGATCGCCCACGCTCGTGCGTGTAGGCCCATCATCAGGGGTCGTGTCGAACTCATCACCGCCACCACCCACCGGCTTATCCAATCCATTCTGTGCGGCCAGATCATCCAGCATTGCCTGCAATCCTTCGCTTACGCTT